AAATAAATAAATAAAAAAATAATATATATATAGGACTTTAATAGAAAACCGGGTAACTTTAGTAACCCCGATAACCCAAATTGACCTTGAACCCTTGATACGACTGATTTTGTAGTGGGTTACTGAAAAATAACTTAGTAACTATTCGATAACCCTTTAAAAAATAAGTGTTTCATCAAAGGTGTTACTTTAACATACCGAAAAAATACTTTTAAGCAGCAAAAGTTACTGAATTTCGATGGAAATAGCAAAAGTGTTACTAAAAGTAACCCATTTAAAATTACTTAAATCCCTTGATACATAAGGGCTCAAGATACTTTTTATATTCCTTTTGTTACTTTTGTTACTAAAAAATACTATAAACAAAAAATAAATATAAATATAAGTATTCTATTAGGAGCCCCTTTGAACTTTTTAGGTAACAAAAGTAACAACAAATAGGTTAATCCCTTGGTGCTGTAAGGCTCAAGGTGGGTTACTAAATGAAAAAAAGAGTAATTTATGGTGTTTTTTCAGTTAAAAAACAGTCATTTTAGTAACACGTTTAGTAACGGGAGTGTATTAAATTGGAAAAACAATATAGAGAACATGAGTTAGAAGAGTTTTTGAAATTAAAAATCAGAAGATCTAAGAAAAATGAAATTAGTTGTTCAGAAGCATATGAAAAATATAAAAAATGGTGTTTTGAAACCGATGCTCTTCCAACTAAAAGGATTGCATTTTTAAGATTCTTAGAATCGAAAAGGTTTGAAATTGTGAAGAGCAAAAAAGAACCATTTTATTTTAAAGGGATGAAGATAAAAAAGTGAAGGTTCTAAAAACAGAACGTTTCTTACAAGAATTACCTAAAACGAACGCAAGCCTGTTATTAAAGGAGTTACTGAAAGTGGAGAAAACAGCAAATTTGAGGTCCTTTAGTAACTATTTTGATGCTTTAATAACCTTCAGTAACTTTTAATAACCACCTAGAAACCTAGTCGTATCAAGGGTTTAACTTATCTTTTATATTTATTTAGTTATTTTAGTTATTGGTTTTTTATATAAACAAAAAAACAAAATAAAAATATAAGTATATTAGGAGCCGTAATACCTAAACACCGATAACTTTAATAACGCCACTGGCTAAATCCCTTGTGGCTGTAGGCTTTAAAGGGGTTATTAAAAGAAATTCTTTAGTAACTTTAGGGGGTTTTTAAGTAACTTTTTCATTTTTTAATAACCCAAAAGGAGGTTTTTAAAAAATGGTAGGAGATTTTATTAAAGATAACATTGTGCGAGATCAAGGACACAAAACTAGCCATAAAGATTTATATGAGAAATATGTGGAATATTGCAAGGGCGAAAATGAAGAACCTTGTTCTAAAAATAAATTCGGAAGAGTGATGAAAGCTTTTGATTGTGGAGCAAATACGAACTGTCGAGGAGTTAGGATGCATAAAGGAATCCGATTGAAGAACGAACAAAAAGGTTAACGTGCATTCTAAGGCTAGAAACGTACAGAAATAACAGGGAAACTTTAGTTCCCATATCAATCTAGTACAAAAGGATATCAAACTATGACAAATGTAAATCTTAACGATTTATTCAATGAAATAATCCATTGTTGTGTAAAGAAAGTACCAATTGATTTTGATTCGACATAATTCGACATAATTATAACGGTCAGAAACCTAGTAAATTGACTTCGTTATTGCTTCTTAATACATTTGCATTGTGTGGAAGGTAAAACGCCTTACAAAGGAAAATAGGCGTGTTTTACGAATGGTGACCAAAATAAGCGATTATTCATTAAATCGTGACTTTTTTCGGTCAAAAACATAGGGTATTTGACCGTTTTTGGTCACGAAAAACACTTTGTTTTCACTAATATATGGTAAAAAACACGTTCCTTACAGTAAAATGCGTAAGGACTTACAGATAAGTGTAAGGCGTGAAACCCTTATGTATCAAGGGGTTAGAGCAATTCCTTACACCCTTACAGTGAAAATCAATTTCTTTTAAAATATATAGTTTAAAAAATAAAATTAATATTTATTTAAAAGAAATTTAGGGGGTAAATGCGTAAGGATTTGATTTAGAAGTGTTATAAACCCAGTCATATCAAGGGTTTGAGTGCCTTACACATTTATTTAAAATGCGTAAGGAATCGTAAGGATATTTACAAAAAGGTAGGTGATGCGTGCTTGATCTGCCTGAAGGACTATCAAGAATTAGAACAAGACATTTTATATTTGGAATACAGATTAGAAATGTCAAAGAATGAATTAAGGCGTCAGAGCTATCAAGACAAAGATATATTACTAATCGCTCCAGGTAATGCGAAAACAGAAGAGATACTGGATCAACTGAAGAAGGAGCTCACATATAAGAAAGAACAATTGCAACAGCTTGTTAACGTGGTAGATAAATTTAAAAACGTTGAACATAAGATACTCAAGCTAAAGTATATCGATGGAATGAAATTAGATAGCATAGCTGAGGAATTAAAATATAGTCCAAGCTATATTAAACAAAAACATGCTGAGATTATGAGGCGAATAAAGTTTGTAGAAGAATTAAAATCAGGAGGCTAGAGAACTGTGGAAGGCATTGAGCAAAATGTAAACATAGATTTGTTTGGAAGAGTAGAAGAGATTCGATTTAAGGATCATAACTTAATTTTATTCTCATTTATCGATGATATACGTGGAGAATTACTTTGTTCAGCAAGAAAGAACGAGTGTATCCTCTATTATCAAATTGAAATGAATAAAAGATACCATTTACAGGTGAATTTGAAGGGATTTGTGAAAGAAGCTGAAAATGGTGAAATGTACCTAAACAATGGTTTGTATGTCAAAAAAGTTTATGTAGAAAAAGAGTGAATTTCTAACCCCCCCTATCGATTTTTTTGAAAAGGGGTCTGGGGAGGATAGGTAGCGTAGGGGGCATCTCTATCGTTAGACAACATTTTTTAAAAATAAAGGGGGGTGTGAAAATGGTTAGACGTTATGAAACTGCATCTATGGCTGGAAGAGAAGAAAGGGCTAAAGCAGAACTTGGAAAAGAAGTGCAACTAAGAGCTAGTATTTTGAAACAGATAGATGTGGCATTGAAAAAAATAAACGCCTCACAAAAAAGACATCGGATGTGATGTAAATGGAAATACGATGTTCGGTTAGTGAACTTAAATCAACGACACGTAGTGATAATCAGGAAAAAATAATCAGTGGTTATGCTGTCAAGTGGGACAAGTGGTCCAATAAGATACTTGGAAGTAGAAAACAATTTTATGAGAAGGTAAAAAAGGGAGCATTTAAAAAGTCCTTGGGAGAAAGAGACCAAATTGCATTATTTAATCACAATAAAAATGATTTTTTAGGGGAAATTCAAGATGGTAGTTTAACTTTGGAAGAAGATAGCGTAGGTCTGAGTTTCAAGCTGATACTTCCTGATAATATTCTTGGACGAAAAGTATATCGGGAAGTAAGTAGCGGTAAATTATCACGTGTATCCTTTACTTTTGTAGATGAAAAATCAAATTGGGAAACTAAAGGCGAAGATGAATATAGAACTATTGTAAAGGCACGTTTAAGTGAAATTAGTCCTGTATATAGTCCGGCATCTCCTGATACAACAGTTGTAGAAGGAGATAAGCGAAAACATTTATTGGCGAAAGAGCAAATTGATCAGTCTATGTTTGAGATTGAAAGAAGAAAATTACTTGATGAGATTAATAGGACATTGAAAAAATTCAAATAACAATAAAAAACAAAATCTAAGGAGAATTATAACATGACTACAACAATTAAAAATAACAAAGAAATTCGTACAGCATTTACAAATTACTTATTAGGAAATACTTCTGAAACGGAAATTCGTACATTAGGTATAGATCTTAATAATGGGAAAGCTACAATTCCAAAAAGCATTGCTGAAGAAATTATTGGTTATGTGGAACAAGAAAATTTATTACGTAAATACGGAAAGGTTGTAACTGTTGATGGGAATTTCGGATATCCGGTATTAACTGGAGATACAAAAGTTGAAGTTGGAGTTAATAGTACAGAACGTGACGACGAGAATGAAATTGAGGTTAATAATTTAGGTTTAACTGCTGAATTGTTAGAACCTGTGGAATTCGATTCTATCTCAAGAATTAAGAAAAGATTACTAACTTTGACTCCATTGAGTGTAAGCGATTTGGTAATTGACGTAATGAAAAAGGAATATCTAAAAAAAGAAATGGATTACATGTTTAATGGTACAGACACTCTTAACACTGGATCATTGTTAAATAAAGCGAAAGTATTTACACCAACGCAAACTGAACCTGTAGCAATTATTAAAGAGTTAAAAAATAAACCTTCTACGAGTGTAGCGAATAAAGCGAGATGGATTGTAAATAAAGCTGCTCTTGAATACGTTGAAGATTTAAAGTTACCAAATGGAGATCCAGCACTAAAAACAATAGATCGTGTGGATGGTGGAGTAAGTTACATGTTATTAGGATTCCCACTAGATTGCACAGATGTTGTAAGAGGATCGGTAGACACAGCGGCAGTATTTTACTTTGGTGATTTTTCATCTTTCGTTATTCAAGAAAACTCTATTGGATTAGAAGTCGTGGTATTGAAAGAAAGATATTCTCTAAAAAATGAAATTGGATTTCAGTTATACAACCTTCTTGATGGGAAGCTAATCTATTCAGAAGTAGAACCAACTGTTTATCGTTTGGAGATTAAATAGTTTTCTGTTGAAACAGTAATAAAAAAATAACGGAGTGATAATATGGCACGTTTAAGTGATTTAGTTAATGTTAATGCAAATAAAAATACAATTAAGATTCAAGGTGTAGATGTTCCGGCAATCTTTTCGATGCAATCCCTCGGATATGTGGAAGAAGCATACGGTAAGCCATATCATGTATTTGAAAAAGACATTAATCGCATGTTGAAAAACGGAAGTTTTAAATTAGGGAAAAATGAATCCAAATTGATGAGAGCTTTAATTTACGCAATGGTGAGAAGTGGCGGTACAGAATGTACACCTACAGAAATTGAAAATGCAATTCCCTTAAGAGATATACCAGGTATCTTTGAAGTTGTATCTGATATATTTATCAATCAAAAGTAGAAACATAGAAGGTGAATTTAGTGGATCATATAAAGCGTGATGAAATTCAAAAGGCGGTTACACAAGTAGGTATGACGGATGGATTGATATTGGTCAAAGACGGGATAATTACTACAGAGGAGTCTATTACATACGGAGAAGTTAATGTAAAGATTCAAAACGGTAAGATTATGCAAATTGATAAAACAGAAAAGAAAAGAATCTGACTAGGAAATCCTAGAGGATCTGAGAGGTTAATAGCCTTTTGGATCCTTTTTTTATTTCAAGAAAATGAGGTGGGAAAATGGCAGGAAATAATAAAGAAAGAAACGTTGTTCTTAATTTCAAGATGGATGGTCAAGTTCAGTATGCTCAGACATTGAAGCAAATTAACATGGTTATGAATAATGCAGCGAAAGAATACAAGAATCATATTGCGGCAATGGGGCAAGATGCCACGATGACTGATAAATTAGCAGTTGAAAAGAAAAAGTTAGAAATCCAAATGGAAGCCGCTAAAAAACGTACAGCTATGTTACGTTCCGAATATCAAGCAATGTCTAAGGATACGAATACGACAGCTGAACAACTTAATAAAATGTACGGTAAGTTACTTGATGCAGAACGTGCGGAAACTTCTTTAAATAATGCAATGAAACGAGTAAACGAAGGTCTTTCAGAGCAAGCAATAGAAGCACGAGAAGCGCGTGGTACTTTACTTGATTTACAAGAGAACTCTAAGAAACTTGAAGCTGAACAGAAACGTTTGACAAGCTCATTCAAACTTCAAAATGCTGAATTAGGTCAAAATGCTAGTGAAGCGGATAAGTTGGAATTAGCGCAGAAACAATTACGTCAGCAAATGGAAATGACTGATAGGGTCGTCCACAACTTAGAACAACAATTAAGTGCCGCAAAGCGTGTGTATGGTGAGAATTCTACTGAAGTGCAGCAACTTGAGACTAAATTGAATCAAGCCAAAACTACCCTGAAACAATTTGAGAATTCATTGAAAGATGTTGGACGAAGCGGTTCTCAAGCTGCAGATGGAATGGCTGAGATCAATAAGAAGCTTGATGTCCACAATATGTTGGAAGCTACCCAGGTGTTACAAGGGATGGCTCAGCAACTAATTGAGGTTGGTAAGTCTATGGCAGGTACAGCAATTGAATTTGATACTTCTCAAAGAAAAATCCAAGCTTCATTAGGATTGACAGGGAAAGGAGCAGAAAACCTTCAGAAAATAGCTGTAGATACATGGAAAAAGGGGTTTGGTGAAAATCTTGAAGAGGTAGACAATGCACTGATAAAAGTCTATCAAAATATGCGTGATGTTCCACATGAAGAATTACAAGGAGCATCAGAAGATGTTTTAACATTAGCAAAGGTCTATGATACGGATTTGAACGAAGTAACTCGTGGTGCAGGGCAATTAATGACTCAATTCGGTATTTCTTCCAAAGAAGCGTTTGATTTATTTGCTGCAGCAGGGCAAGAAGGATTAAACTACTCGAATGAAATGTTTGATAACGTAGCTGAATATACACCATTATTCAAACAAGCAGGGTTCTCCGCTAATGAAATGTTTACTATTCTAGCAAACGGAACTAAGGGCGGCGCTTATAATCTTGATTATATTAATGATTTAGTTGGTGAGTTTGGCAAGAAGGTACAAGATGGATCTAAAGGTGTATCGGATGCTTTTGGTGATTTATCTGAAGAGACACAGGGTGTTTGGAAATCATTTAACGAGGGTAAAGCAACCGCAGCTGACGTGTTCAAAGCTGTAATAAGTGATTTAGGCGGCATGGATGACAAGGTAAAGCAAAATCAAATTGGAGTTGGCTTATTCGCTACCAAATGGGAAGACATGGGGGCTGCGGCTGTATTAGGGCTTACTGATGTAAATGGTGGATTAGGAGACGTAAACGACCGTATGGACGAAATGAAAAAGCTTCAAGAAGAATCTATTGGACAGAAGTTACAAAGTGCGCTACGTGAAGCACAAGCGGCTTTAGAACCTGTAGGGGAAAAACTTGCTAATCTTGCTGCGGATATTCTACCTAAGGCAGCTGAAGGATTAACTGCAGTAATTGAATGGTTTTCCAAACTACCAGAGCCAATTCAGAATTTCATGGTTATTGCCGGTGGATTGATTGCTGTAATTGCATCTCTTGGAATAGTGGTAGGTGTTTTAGCTGCTACCTTTGGAGCTTTGAATTTAGCATTGTGGCCAGTAATAGGAATTATTTTAGCGGTATCTGCAGTAATAACTATTATTATAGCAGTAATAAAAAATTGGGGTGAAATAACGGATTGGTTATCTCAAAAATGGTCCGAATTTAAAGATTGGTTTGGTGAACTGTGGGATAGTATTGGACAAACGTGCAGCGATGCCTGGAATTCTATTTCAGAGTTTTTCTCCGGAGCCTGGTCTTCCTTTACGGAAATGATGCATGAATTTTTTGACCCAATCGGTCAATTCTTTAGTGATTTATGGTCAGGAATTGTCGAAACAGCTTCATCTTGGTGGTCTTCCTTAGTAGAAACGGCATCTGAATTGTGGGGGACATTAGTACAAGCGTGGCAAGATACGTGGAATACGATACTTACCGTTTTAGACCCAATTATTTCGGCTGTATCTGTCGTTTTAGAAGCAGGATGGTTATTAATACAGGCGGGTACACAAATTGCTTGGGCTGCCATTAGTAAATATATTATTGATCCGATGGTTGAAGCGTATAACTGGTGTAAAAATCAACTTGGTGAGCTAGTTTCCTGGTTAAATTCACAGTGGGAAACAGTGAAATCTTATACGTCTGCAGCGTGGAATTTGGTAAAACAGTATGTCATTCAACCAGTTCAGGAATTATGGAATTGGGTAACAGGAAAGCTTGGCGAATTGGTAAATTGGATAAATTCAAACTGGGAAAAAATTAAATCCTATACGCTTTCAGCGTGGAATGCAGTGAAAAAATATGTGATTGATCCAGTCACTGAGGCTTATAATTCAGCAAAAGAAAAATTTGATAGTTTGTATAACAGTGCGAAGGAAAAGTTTGATGCTGTGAAGAATGCAGCTCAAGAAAAATTTGAAGCAGCGAAACGATTTATCATTGATCCAATAAAAGATGCTGTGGACCAGGTGAAGGGATTTATCGATAAGATCAAAGGATTCTTTGATAATTTGAAGTTGAAAATTCCCAAACCTGAAATGCCTAAGCTTCCACACTTCAGCTTAACAACTGATACAAAAAATATTATGGGTAAAGAAATTAAGTACCCAACTGGTTTTGATGTGAAATGGAATGCTGCTTGCTCTGTATTTAGTGAGCCTGTTGTAATGACAAGAAAAGATGAATCAAGTAATAATGAAGTTAGTTTGAAATCTATTTTAAAAAATGATATGAAATTCGAAGGGTTGTTAATATGACTTTAATAATGGGAATGGCTTATAAAGACCAATTTGTAATAATGAGTTCTGACACTAAGGTGACATTGCAAAAGCATGATGCTTTGACGTTTGAACGGGCGGAACTTCCTCCAGTAGAGATAGGAGAAAATGAGGGGAAAATCCATAGGCTTAGTAACTCTACTTTAATTGCAACTAGCGGTATACAAAAAACAGGCAACATTGTGGAAGACGAAATGATGAAGCGTGTGAAGCCTGAGTATTCACTCGAACAATGCGCAGGGGTTTTACAAGAAGTAATAACAATGCTTTGGGAAAAAAGGAAAACATATGTTGAAGTTGGTACAGAGGATATGGATGCTCTTTCACTTAATTTTATTGGAAATGAAAATTTCGGATGTGTACTATTTGGCTTTTTGAGTAATGGTACATCAGGACATGCTTACTTAGATCATACTGACTTAATAGTGAAAATTATAGAATCACCTATGTCAGAAGGGTTTGGTTGCTGTATTATATCTCCTGATCCAGGCGACCAAAATAAATATGGGAACTGGCTTCTTATACGAAAGGAAGAAGAGAGAAGTTTAAGTAATTATATTCAGCAGTTTAAATTTATACATGGGAAGTTATCTTTAACACATAAGACTTCAGTGTCTTCTGATTGTAATCTACATGTTCTAGTGAAAGATAGTGAAGGTAATTACCAACATGCAACGAATGTTATTGAGACTAACATTTTACATTCTATATTTACAGAACATCCTGAAATAGATTATAAAACATTTTATAAATTATATAATTGAGCAATTTACGTTCTCTTCGGAGGGCGTCTTTTTTATGAAAATATAGACTGGAATTTCTAACCCCCCCTATCAAATTAATAAATTTTACCTAACTGGGGGGATAGGGAGTGGGGGTGCAAACGCGCACCTCAAAATGATTTTTTGAAAAAAATTCGTTTTTTTGTTGTACTTTGTGACACGAAAGATTAGTATTATCTAGGTTTCTCTGTAATTTTTACATAATAAAAACACCCAAAAAAATGAGTGTTTAACCTATTCTTTTAATAACTTATAAATCAGAGATTCTTCTAACTTGTTTTTGTTTCTTTTTAAAGTTTTTCTTGTATTGTTTAAAGTCTTCTTTATCTACTCTAAATTTTTCTCCTGTAGCCACGTTTTTTACCAGGTATGTTTTACATGTGAATTCCCTTATGTAATAGATAATCACACCGATTATAAGAGATAGACATAACGTTGGAATCATTAAAACGATAGCAAGTACCGCTAATAAATTATCCATAGTCTGAACCCTTTGTAACACTAAACGTTTCCCAGCTGCAGCTTGAGCTTGTTCTAATTGTTGCATACGTTGTAGCGATGCTACAGTATCATAACTCATGACATAACCTCCTTGAAGTAATAAGTAAATCATACCAATTTTACGTAATAACTGTAAATATTACATTCCCATAAACTCTTTATCAAAGTAGAACTTGTCCATTAAGTTATTTACAATACCGTTGAAATAAGCGAATTTACCCTTGTTCATTTTTGTGCCGGATTTAATTTTCATAACGAATTCTTTAATAGCATTTAAGCCTATAGTAAGCTCTTGGTCTTTAGTAAATGCTTTATCACCTGTGGAGAAGTTTGTAACTTTATTACACTGTCTTACGACCTTCCACAGTTCTTGAATTGTTTTTGAGTCATGATAAAAAGAGCTAACTAAAGAAATAAAACGTTGTGGTACCCAGTGAGCAACAAAATCAGCTTCTTTAATGCTTTCCTCAGGAGTATTGCTATTCTCATTACTATTACGTTTGTTTTTATCTTTTATATTTTGTTTTAAGGTTTTAGTAGTTGTTTTATTGGTGTGACAAAAAACATCATTTTTAGACGGTTCA